AAGAGTATCCCTATCTTCTTGAGTTAATTTTTTACGAGCTCTAATTGCGTTTACCAAACCTCTTGTATAACCTGCTGACGCAAACCAAGGGAACGCAATGTTATCGGTTAATGCCAAATTTTTAGTTACTTCTGCGGTTACAGGGATATAGATTTGAGTGTTATTAACAGTATCTCTTGTTAATACCCATGGATAGTATGTTGCGGTATAGTTAGAATCAATTCCTGTACTTTCTAAATTATCAACAACCTCTTGAGGGTAAATTAAACCTTCTTCAATATCTTGGTAAGAAGGTAAGAATAGGTTAAAGTCTGGTGTTGTACAAATATAAATTGAATCCGCTCTATCGGTTTCAACCATATCAATAGCATCCTCAACTAAATTTGAGTTATTAACATAATCAATACCAGGTGTTGTGAATACATTTATGTTTGTTGCTTCAGGATTGGCAAAAGTATCTTGACCCCATTTGTAAGCGTAGTAGTCAGTGTTTGCCCAAGTCTCTTGATTTGGTCCTGAGATTTGTTTAAATGCTCCCCATCCAGATGCTGTTGGGAAACTTACTGAAGATGCCGCCCCGTATTTAAATCCGGCCTGACCTAAAGCAAATGTATCACCATTAGTTCTATATTCTCTATAGATATCCCATCCGTCAAATCCACCGTAAGCTAATACTGTAAATTTACGAGTATTTAATCTGAAATATGGATTATCTGAATCTAAAGGTTCACTATTAAAAGAACCTGTACCTACTTCAAACGCTTGTGTATATGCCGAAGTTGCGTAATTGTAAACAGTTACAACAGTTGCACCACTATCCATGTGGAAACCTTTTGTAATATAACCCCATTCAATCCCTTCAGTGTCAGTCGCTAAGTTTGCTGGAATTTGTTTTCCTTTATATTCAAAAAAGTCATAATCAACTCCTGTAATGTTTGAAATACCTAAATACGCCTTTCTTGGGTTTTCACCATTAGAGATTACTGGATTATCACCACCTGAAGATGAACCAAATGGTGGGTTATAAATAACTTCACCTGCTTGTAGATATTTTGTTTTATAAATAACAAATGGTGGTGTTGAGTTTGCGTATTCTCTAGAGATATAACCTTCAAAACCACAAGCAACTGCGTCTGTTGGAGCTTCGTCACTCATCTCTAACATTATGTATTTAGACTTAACTTCATACTCACCGTTAGATGTACCAATTTTATTAGCAACATAGTTATTTTGACTAGGATCCATTGAACAATTTGTAAAACTTTCAACCACTCTTACATTTTGGTCGTTATCATAAAAATCTCTAATGAATACATCAAAAGTTCTATTTGAGAATGAAATATTACCAATAGACATTTTAACTAATCTATTTGCTGCGTTACCATCAGAAATAAGTTTGAATTTAAATAATTTAAAAACTTTACTACCTCTTAATTCTGAAACAATATATGGAGTCTCAGGTGTTTGGTATTGTTCTAAATAAAATGCGATTGAGTCACTATAATCTTGTATATTTGAGTCATCAGTAACACCTGGAAGTGCTATTAATGAATTATATATACCTCTAATTTTTCCGTTTCTATAACCATTAAGTAATAAACTTGAGTAAACTTCCTCAACAAATAAAGGGACTTCATTTCTATCTTTACCGAAATTACTTCTTCCAAAAACTTTGGAGATGTATTCTGAGTCTGTTGAAGATAAAGAAGTTTCAAAACTAAAGTTTTGAGAATCATTTGTTATACCTGAAATAACAAAAGTTTCAAATGGATTTAGTGACACTCCCGAATAAGATCCTGTTGTGATGATATTAACGCCAGTAGTTGCACTTACTTCAAAATTAGGACCATGTTGTGTACTAGAATAATTTGTAATACCTCTTGATCTTAATGTTGCAACAACTAAATCATCATAATCACTATATGGTGTTCCCGAATAAGTAGTGCCATAAATAGCAACAGACCCTGAATAACCTAAAGGTACGTTTGAAATTGTGTTTAATGATGCCCCGAATCCATATCCATTGTAACTACCAACACTTTGTAATTTTGTATAATCAAACAATGCGTAGTACCAAGGGTCATTCAAATAAGAACTTAAATCGTTATTTGCAAAAATAACATTGTCAACACCAAACGTTTCAGTAACTGCGGTAGTGTTAAATGGTGATCCTGTAACTGCAGCATATGTCGTAGAATCAACTGAACCCCAAAAATAAGATGTTTTTCCTGATAACGGTGATGCAGTTGCAAATAAACCAACTTGTGCTGAAATATAATTTTGAAAATCTAAATATAGACTTGAACTGTCACCATTTGCCGTTGTATATTGGTTATAAAAATCTGCAGATATTAATGATGGTAACGAAGGTAATATTGTAATATTCGTACTTGAACCTGTAGTTCCTGTAAAGTATACATAACCAATAGGTGTTGGAGACGATCCTGATACACCAATAGTTGAACTATCTAAATTACCTATTGTAACAATAGACCAAGATGGTCCTGCGTCATAACCTGATAAACCTAATATTCTTGTAACAAATAATTGATTTGATTGTTGTAAATATGATTTTGCAATATACGAAGTTTCATATTTAGGGATTTGTGTGTTTACGAATTTCTCTGGACTTGTTCCACCGAAATAAACTTGATACTCGTCAAAGTTAGTGATAAATATAGGTTCAAATGCTGGTCCCTGTAAGGTCTCACCAACTAAACCTAATGTTGTTACACCAACACTTTGAGCGACGAAAGTTAAGTCTCTTTCTGAGGTATAAACACCTGGAGAAACGAATACTTTTGTACTAGATGCCATTTTTTTAGTTAATTAAAGATTTATTTTTATATATAAATACATTAATTCTAAGCAAAAAACAGACCTAAAAAATAATAAATAGATAGTAGTATGAAAAAATTCTACCTTTTTTCTACCTATTAAAATATTTATTAATATGAAAAAAATTAAAAATATAAAGATTTCTGAAGAAACACATTTATTATTAAAAAAATACTGTGAAGAAAATGGTTTAAAACTTTATAAATTTTTAGAAAATTTAATAATTAAAACTTGTACTAAAGAAAAAGACATTTATGGTGAATAGCTAAACTAAAACTGCATTAGTTTTTATGATTGAATTCTGAGTTATGTCATCTTTATAAACTATAATTTTTAAAGTATCCCCATTGTTAATTTGTATTACTTGTACATTGTCTCCTAAATAATTATTATTAATAAAAACAGAATAACTTGAAGCACAAGATACTCCCTCATTAAATGTACCTCCAGTCGTATTACTAAAAGATGGTAAGGTTGAGGATTTAACACAAATATTACCTGAGTCACCAATATTTGTAGATATTGTGGTTGTTACTCCACCACAGTTAATATAGGTCAAGGTATTGTTTGTTATTGACGAATAAGTGGTTTCATAACAATTGATTAAATTAGTTGTTTCGTTAATTGTTATGTCTGCAGTATATCTAAAAACTTCATTTAATTGAGTAACTCCCGAAACAAATAATAAATCTAAATCAAAACTGTCGGGTCTTGCTGGTTCTATTTCAACTTTACGACCTCTTTTTTTAGTATCAAATTCAAATAGAGTGACTTGTCTTGTTATTGCTGGTGACACTTGAAATTCTTCTTCATCTATCAACATACCCTTTAATGTTATTTTATAACTTTGGATATAATACTTTCTCTTTTCTATTTCTTTGGCTGATTCATCAGTCGGGTCTTCTAAGGTCATTTGCATAAAGTGACCTTTTATTTGTGTATACGCTTGTTTAGAAGTGAATTTTTGCATCATTATTTTGTTGAATTCATTTACCTCTCTCATTCTATTACAAAAAATCTTAACTGTGTAGGTAATATCAACAGGAACAGGTTGGGGTATTTTATATACGTCAGCCCCTTTTCTTTGCCCATCCCAAGTAGGTACGGTATAATAAAAAAATCGTAACCTTTCAGGTATATTGTAAGCACCATTATTAATTTTACCATATTTAACTTCAGGTTGTCTTACAGTTATAATAAACGGTAAAGAAACGTTTTTATCTAAATCTTGAAACTTCCAAGTCTCTGTAAATTGAGTCCAACTTTGTGTTGTAATGATTTTATCAACAGTGGGGACCGTTTTACCGTCAACAACTAATTTCAAATCATTTTTAACAAAATCTAAAACACCTCTATCCATGTCGGCATGTAATACACCTTTTGGTAGAAAAGTTCCACCATCCGTAATATCATCCAACATTTGTTGTCTTCTTTCTTTTCCAACTTTGGTTGGTATTAAAGGAAGGTGTTTTTTGTTTTGTTTTGGTAATGCCATTTTTATAAACCGTTAAATTCGTCGTTAGTTACAGGTGATGCAATTATTGTTCTATAATATTTTTTATAACCACCGTATGTGTGTTTCATATCTGATGTTACCCTACCGTCATTCACAACTGAATAATACCTCACCCTATCTTCAGTTTCATAATACGCCAAATAATCACCTAAAGAGATTTCAATAGCCAATTGATCTAACTGTGATTGATATACACTAAAAGTCATGTTACCTGGCTCAAGTTGGGAAAGTTTAGATGATCCATAATCGGAGTTAGTTGGAGCATCAATTTTAACTAATCCCTTTACCTCAATAGGTGCTAAAAATTGAATACCATCACTTAACGCTTCACCATAAACGTCGTCATTATTAGTTCTTTGTCGGTCAACGCGATATAAAACAACCGTAAAATTCATGTCACCCATTTGCCATTCCATACCCATTTCAATTTCTAAATTGAAGTCTTCTTCAGAGAAAAACTTATTTAATCTTGTAATTGGAACTTTATTCTGTGACATATAATATAAATACTTTGATTGATTTTTTTATAAAGTTTACTATTTTTATTTATAATATAATGGAAGAATTAATTTCAAAAACACCTGAAACAAGGGCCCTTCAAATGTTAGATGATTATGTTGGGTCAAATAACTATATCCTGTCATTAAAAAACAAAAAACAAAATAGTAAGTCTTTTACCCCCACAAGATCTCAAGCTGAATACATAATTAACTTTCATGGACGAACACCAAAGGTGGCAAAAAAATGGGTCAAACTTGATTCATATTTTGGTAAAAAAATGATGGAAGATAAAATGTACACAAAAGAGCCAACGGAAATATATGTTGAAAAGCTTTTGGTAGAAAAAGATAAGTCTTATCATATTTGGGGTAAAATATTTAGTGGTGAAACAATACATGATTTTTGGATTCCAAAAACCGCACTTATAAAAGATAATGAGGTAAAGAATGTTGTTATTGAATATTCTAAATATAATCACAGGGCTCCGATGGATCACCAAAAAGAAGCAATTGAAAAACTTGTTAGAAACAAAAAGTTTATTTTGGCTGATGATATGGGACTTGGTAAAACAACCTCAACAATTATTTCGGCATTAGAGACGGGAGCAAAAAAAATATTAATTGTTTGTCCAGCCTCATTAAAGATAAATTGGCAACGTGAAATTGAAAATTATTCAGATAGGTCTGTTTATATTTCGGAAGGTAAGAAGTTTTCAACTGAATCTGATTTTGTTATAATTAATTACGACATATTAAAAAACTTTCACGACCCAAAAAAGAAAGATGAATCAATAATTCTAAACACTAATTTTGATTTGGTTATAATGGACGAAGCACATATGATTTCAAATCCACAAGCACAAAGAACAAAGATTGTAAATGATTTATGTGGTAACGTTGAAAGGGTTTGGCTATTAACAGGAACCCCAATGACTTCAAGACCGATGAATTATTATAATCTTTTGAGTTTAGTTGAAAGTCCTGTTGCCGCAAATTGGATGGCCTACGCCAAAAGATATTGTAATGGTTTTCAATTTAGTGTTGGAAAAAGAAAAGTTTGGAATGTAACAGGTGCGTCTAATTTAGATGAGTTAAGAGAAAGAACACAAACTCACATTTTAAGAAGATTAAAAGAAGATGTTTTAGATTTACCAGATAAAATTATTACTCCTGTTTATTTAAGATTAAAGTCAAAAGACTACGAAGAATTAATGGGTGAATACTTTAATTGGTATGATAATAATTCAGAGGAGTCATCATCACTTACAATTCAGTTTGGTAAGTTAATGAAAGTAAGAAAGGTAATTGCCGAAGAAAAAGTTAAAAACACAATTGAATTGGCTGAAAACATTATTGAACAAGGTAAAAAAGTAATCATATTTACAAACTTTACTGACACTTTACGAACCATTTATGACCATTTTGGAAAACAAGCAGTTTATTTAGACGGGTCTTGTTCAAAACCTCATAGACAAAAGGCGGTGGATGATTTTCAAGAAAACGACAAAATAAAAGTTTTTGTTGGTAATTTAAAGGCCGCAGGTGTCGGTATTACTTTAACCTCAGCAGAAGCCGTAATCATGAATGATTTATCTTTTGTCCCCGCAGAACACGCACAAGCAGAAGATAGATCACATAGAATTGGTCAAAAAAATTCAACATCGGTATATTATCCTCTTTTTGAAAATACAATAGAAGGTGTGATATACGACATCCTCAATAGAAAGAAAAAAATCATATCAACAGTTATGGGTGACGACATGATGGAAGACGCATCTACAATTGAAGAAATGTTAAATTTAATTTCTCATAAGAGGTGATATTTATATTACATGAGTAATATAATT